GCAATGACATCATTGCAGGTACGTTGGCGAATCCTTACTTGGCTCTTGTCACGGACTACTTGCAGCCGATGCTGATTCACTTTGCAATGGTGGAGTATTTGCCGTTTGCTGCTTACACAGTGGGAAATGGTGGTGTATTCAAGCACAACTCGGAGAACTCCACTACCGCTGACAAATTAGAAGTTGACTACTTGGTGGGCAAGGCTCGTGATTTAGCGCAGTACTATACTGACCGCTTCATCACCTATATGAGCTACAACCAAGCAACATTCCCTGAATACTATCTAAATTCAAATGCTGATGTCTTCCCCGATACGGATTCAAACTGGGCGAACTGGGTTCTCTAAGAAACTCTACGAACCTAAGAAGGACAATATCATCAAGCTCAAGAGTTATTTAAAGGAGAAAGACAAGAATGGCTAATTTAATCTCTTGGGGTATCATCTATTGCTCATCTTGGTTTGGACAAACCGATGAGACCACCTTGTCTATTCAGAACGAGAGCGCACCTCCTTGTTTTTCTCCTGCCAATGAAATCGTTGACCAATACGTTACTCGTGTTGAGACTGACGGAGGCGTTGTAGAGGGCTACGATTGCTTGGTTGCTGCTATTCAGGACTTGGGTGAGGACACCTACTACGACATTTTTGACACGTACATCCAGCGAATGACTGATGACGGAGCAACACTTGAGGGCGAAGAATGCCTAATTGACCAACTATTTATTTTGAACTAATGAGCTATTTTGATGATGCTTCGCTTGTAATGATTCCAAGCGGCTACAAGACAAGCAAGGTCTACTCGGTAAAGCCTACTGATGGTAGCGGAGACCTCACCTTCACCCGCAGCAACGACACCGCCAGTAGAATTGGCCCCGATGGGCTTATTGAGAAGGTGCGGACTAATTTGCAGACCTACTCGCAAGATTTTAGTAATGCGGTTTGGGGTAAATCGGCTGGTGCTACGTTAACACACTCGCAGACCGACCCCAACGGAGGCACTACGGCAAGCCGTTTGCAAATGCCAAGCGGCACAAGTAATTATTTCGGTTCTTCTTTTTCGGGAGCAACAAACGGAGGCAAGTACACGCATAGCATTTATATGAAATCAAATACGGGCAGCACTCAAAGTGTCCGTATGATTGATGGAGTACGAGGCGTAGCGGGTGGTGCTTTGACGGCTTCGGTTACTACATCTTGGCAGCGTTTTGAGGTGGTAATTACTACCGCAAGTACTAACGCTGGTTTGCAGATTGATAACGCTGGAGGTACGTACAATAACGATATTTTAATTGCGTTCGCTCAAAGTGAAGTTTCTGACTTCGGAGCAACACCCTACATCGCCACTACTACGGCAGCGGTATCGGTCGGGCCAGTGGCTAACGTCCCTCGTTTGGATTACCTTAATAGTTCTTGTCCTCGTTTGTTGCTTGAACCGCAGCGGACGAATTTGTCAAAGTTTTCAGAGCAATTTAACAACACTTCTGTATGGGGCGGTACCGCAACCATAACCGCAAACAATGCGGTTTCTCCAGATGGATATACAAATGCCGATAGTATTAACCCAAGTTCAGAGGCTGGGCGTTCACTTAACAACAATTCAAGCCCAATAGCCATAACCGCTGGAACGGCTTACACTATTAGTTTGTTTGTTAAAAACAACAACTTTGGTGCTTCTGATTACATTACATTCAACACTACCGATAACGTAGCTTCAGAACTTATTGGTCGCATCTACCCTTCTTTGCAGACATTTAGCAACACAAGCGGAACGGGTAGCCCCGCTTGGAGCAGCATTAGCACGAACGTAGTTAACTACGGAAACGGATGGTACCGCTATTCTATCACGGCAACCGCTGGCAGCAATTCGGGCGCAGCGGTAACCTACTTAACCTTGTCAAAGAACTGCTGGTTCTACGGATTCCAGTTTGAAGCTGGAGCCTACGCCACCTCGTACATCCCCACATTGGGAGCAGCGGTGACAAGGGGAACAGACACCTACCAAAAGGGTGGCTTTGGCAATACCTCAACCGCTGGTACTTTCTTTTGTGAGTTTGAGGCTACAAAAATAACCAGCGATAACGGAATGTATTTATACGGAATGGGAGTAGGCACAACCGATACTTTGGGCAGCTCTTATGCAACTAACACAGGCTCTTTGTCAATCATTGCAAATGGCCCGACATTGCAAGGTAGAAATAATGGCTACGGAACTAATCTTTTTAGTTTGACGCCAACCGCTGGAGCAACTGTAAAAATTGCTATTCGCTATGACGGAACGAATGTAGTGGCCTTTGTCAACGGAGTAAAACAAACCGTATATACTGACAATGCGGTAGGAGTAAAGAATTTTATTCGTGTAAACAACGGAGAACAAAGCTCACACGCAACTAAACAACTTTTGTTTTTCCCTACCGCTTTGAGCGATGCTGACGCTATTGCCTTAACCGCCTAAATCAACATACGATGAATCAGACCTTCAGAAAGTACGAATGTACTCCAACGCAATGGGCAACGGCTCGCAAGAAGATTGAGAAAACGGGAACCGACCCCGAAGGAGAAACCTACACCTACTGGAACCCCGACCTCGTTGCGGTTCTTGTGGACTTGGGTAAACTTTGTACCGAATGGGGAACGGATGAAGAAGGGAATCAAGTATGCGTAAAGCAGAACACAAAGGTTTCCATTGACATCGTTTGGGTTGGTGAGCCTCTTGCTGATTTTAACCAATACATCGTGTGGCCGAATCCAGTTGGAGTTTCAAGTATGGGTTACACGTTGGACACCGAGTACGCTCAAGCGTTCTGCGTTGCGAATCCTGATGCTGCTTACTGCCAGCCACCCGTTCCACCTGTTGAGCAATGACAAAAGAAACTGCCGATAGTGTAATCACCTCTTGGTCTTTGACGGGAGCTGGTTTGTTGGTGAGCTACGTTCATCAGGTGATGGGCTTGTTGGTGCTTGGTGCATCACTTGCCTACACCTTATGGAAGTGGCGTAGGGATTGGTTGCGTGACAAAAAGCAGCAATGATTATAGAGCGCATCTGGCGTGACCCCAAAACAACGATACTTGGCCTGATTATCATCGGGCTTTGTTTCGTTTTGGTGTTCTATGAAAAGGCATCCCTCACGGAGGTATCTGCATTCTTGATGGGGGCCTTCGCCCTTATGTTCTTAAAAGACCCGAAAGATGGCAAAGCAACAAGCGACAAGTAGTCACGTCAGCAAGAGCAAGAAGCGAGGCAAGCATTCAAAGAGTGCAAGCAGCAACAAGGCGAGCAAGAACTACAAGAAGGGCTACGTTGGTCAAGGGCGTTAATCTGCCAAAACCTCAAAACGAAACTACTTTTGGCAAGTTTAAGGATGAGCTTCAATTTATACTATGAGTATAAAAATGTGCATTAAGCTGCACTTATTCGGATAATGTCCGATAAAAGCATCAAAGTTTAACAAGAAAGAGCAACATACGGCACATTACAATGTCCCTTATATTTTAAAAAACGTGACAAAGAACTTCACCCTCGCTGAACTGACCCAAACGAATACGGGCCTTCCTAACGCTTTACCGAAGCACTTGGAACCCAACCTTCGTGCGCTTGTAGAAAACGTCTTACAACCAGCGAGAGATGCCTTAGGGCCGTTGCAGGTGACAAGTGCGTACCGCAGTCCTGAAGTCAACAAGCGAGTAGGAGGCGCAAAGACCTCGCAGCACGTGCAGGCTCAAGCAGCAGACCTAAAGTTTCACGGAGGCAATGATGTCCTTTTTAAGTGGATTAGCCGCAACGTGGAGTACGACCAACTCATTTGGGAGTTTGGCACCGATGTAGAACCTGCGTGGGTTCACGTGAGTTATGCAGAGGGCAAGAACCGAAAACAAAAACTAAAAGCAGTCAAGCTAAATGGCAAAACCAAATACCTCCCTCTTTGATGAATGGCTTAATGAACTTGAGGAAGCTCCTCAGCCGACCTGTAACATTGCTGACCCTGACAATTGCGAGTCTTGCTCTGGTTAGTGGATGCCGTACTGCTCAACCCATCCTAGAGAGTGTGATTGTTCGGGACACGGTAATTGTAACGGAGCCAAAGTACCTCATAGATACGCTGGAGGTGATGAAGGACACCGTAATTTACCAAGACAAGGTTCGCCTTCAGCTCCAGTACATAGACCGAAAGGTCGTGGTTGAGGCGTTGTGTGAGCCAGATACTATCCGAGTCACACAGACCAAGATTCTCACGAAAGAGCCAAAACGCAGAGGCTGGAACTTCGACCAAATGGTCTTTGGTGCTATTCTGATTCTGACCATCCTCTACTTCTTCAAGCGTTGGGTAGATAAACTCACGGAGTAATTATACCTTTTAAGGTGCATTAGAGCCGTTTTAAGCGACTTTATATGCGAAAGGGTATAGTTCTATACCTTGAGTAGTTTGGATGCGTTAGAACGCAACTTATCATTTTGGTGACGTCAACGAAATGGTCTGACCATAAGTTGATATTCAAGATAAGTTAGTAAACTTATAAGTTGATTATAAGTTAGGTAACTTAAGTAAGTTAATAATAACTATAATAACTTAACTAACTAACTTAACTTGTAAAAAAAACAAAATAAATTTTACATACGCAAGTAGTTATGCTAATTTATACTGATTCTAAATAATGAATGACCACATCTTCATCTATTGGGATGAATTACCTTTGAGCAAACCAACAGGAAATGAGCAAGACACCAACCTACTACATCGGCAAGACTCTTGGAATCGAGGCAAAGGATGTGGTGATGGACTTCCAACCTGATAACTACAACTTAGGTACGGCACTCACCTACCTGATGCGAGCAGGAAAGAAGCCCAACAACCCAATCACCCAAGACATTCGCAAGGCTATCGCACACCTTGAGTTTGAATTAGAACGCCAAGTACACAATCAAGCAGATGAGCAATCAGGAGTTAGCACAACAACTAAGGAATCAATGTCAACTATGCAGTATTATACTAACCCTGCCAAACGCAGGAAGATTGACTTCATCCTTGCGGAGTGTGCTTCCCTGTTCGCAAACTGCGATAGCACGTATGCTGCTCGCCAACAGGCGAAATACAAAGAGCAAGAGCTGCTCGGTCAAATCGCCAAGCTCGACTACCACTTCGCCATCCAATGCGGGTACCAACAGGCCGACTAACATCCTACAAGGTCACCGTCGGCAAGGTACCGAGCCTAAATGCATTTTATGCATCTAAGCATTGGACAGTCCGAGCCAAAGCCAAAGAGAAGCATTGCGGTGAGGTGTTGCAACAACTGCAACAACTTGACAAGTACGAGCTTCAGCACGTCAGCATCACCTGCCGAGTCAACTACCGATACGACTTGGACAATAGCGTGATGGCAATTAAGTTCGCCCTTGATGCCTTTAAAAATTGGGGAGGCGTAAAAGATGATAGTCCCAAATACGTGGACCGCATCAAGATGACCTACGACCCATCCCTACCGAAGGATACCGCAGAAATTATTTTTGAGGGGTACGTTGTAGAGTAGATTTTTTTTTGTTTATTTGTGGTGTCAAACTCAAATACCAATCAGATGACACTCAACTTATCACAAGACACCTACTCACAGGCGTTAATGGCGCAACAAGCGCAAATACAAGCACTCCAAAGCCGAGTAATGGAATTGGAGGCAAAGGTAGAAGTTCTGCAACGCAGCATTGATACCTCTCTTTTTATCTAATCTAAAAACCAATCAACACAATGGCTAAAATAGTTTCAATGACCCCGAAGGGGCAATGGCAAGAGTTCCACAAGATTGAGGTCCGTTTTGACAACGGGGACTTCGGTACTGCTTTTGCTAAATCGCCAACCCCATCTTATGCCGTAGGCGATGAGGTGGACTACTCAAAAAACGAGAAAGGCACAATCAAGATTCAAAAGGCAGGATTTGGTGGAAGTAACGGAGGCAGCTTTGCCAACGCTTCGAAATCGTCAGGCGATGAACGCTCCGCTTCCATCATCCGCCAAGTTGCCCTAAAGGCAGCCGTAGAGTACGCCTGTGCAGTAGGTCACGATGTGAATGCAATTTTGGCAAATGCCGAAACTTTCAATGCTTGGATGACGGGACAATCAGCCGACCAAACCACGCACGCAGAACACTTCGCTACACGCAACGAATCGCCTTTCTGATTGGTTTCTCGGCATCGTTGCGTAAAAGCCTCCTTCGGGAGGCTTTTTTTTGCAGTTTAGTTTTTTTGACCTTTATTTGCTCAACCAATCAGAATACAATGAAACATCCCGACCTTATTTCCAACGAATCCTCGTTGCCCTACCTTCAGCGTGCGTTGAAGGGAAAATACTTTGATACAGGCAAGCTCGGTGACTTTGAGCTTGACAAGTACATCCGCTTCAAGGATGGGGAGTTTGTGGTCGTAACAGGGCACGCCAACGTGGGTAAGACCCACACCCTGATGTACCTGATGCTCCTGCAGAGCTACAACAACGGAAAGAAGTGGCTTATCTACTCATCGGAGAACGAAGTGCCATCGCTGAAGCGCAAGCTAATTGAGTTCCTTGTGTGCAAGCCCATACAGGGGATTGATGAACTCACGATGCACCGCAAGCTTGACTTCATCAACGAGTACTTTCAATTCATAGACGGCAACAGGCTATTCAACGCCTTTCAGCTTGTGGAAACGATGGAAAGCATCCGCAACGAGTGGGAGTACACAGGGGCGTTGATAGACCCGTACAACAGCCTGACCACCGACCAAAAGAAACTTGGAAAGACGGGTATGCACGAATACCACTACGAGGTGGCTTCTGCCATACGGGTATTCGCACACAAGAACAACATCACCACGATTGTAAACACTCACCCCGTGACCGAAGCAATGCGCAAGGTTCACTACAAAGGCCATCCGTACGAAGGTATGCCTATGCCGCCTATGACATCCGATATTGAAGGAGGGGGCAAGTGGGGCAACAGGGCCGACTCCGTAGTAATTATTCACAGGTACTCGCAGCACGAGACGGATTGGATATACACACACATTCACGTGCGCAAGGTCAAAGAGATGGAAACAGGAGGTCGTGTTACGCCACTTGAAACACCGCTTGTCCTTCAGTCCATAATTGGTAACGTGGGATTCAAATTAAATGGACGTAATTTGCTACCAATTAAAACGGACAAAACACCTGCTGCTGATGTACCCTTCTGACGACTCACACGACCTCTACATTAGGGAGAAGCAACTGATGCTCGCAGGCACGGCTATGTGGCTTGCCAAGCAAGCAGCAGACAAAGCAAACGGGCGTGAGGTGCAAGATGAGATGCTGCACCACGTGATGAACTGCCATTACGCAGACTTGCTCTTGCAGCAGTTTATTGACTACCGCCAATTCATTGAAAGCAAGATGAACGAAATGTATCTCGCCAACGCTCGGCTGCGAGTTGACAATGAGGAGATGCACTACGAAATTGAGCGACTGCAAAAAATTATTGAGGACAACCTATGAAGCAGGTACTTCCCCTTTCAGCAGTACGAGTGCTTTGAGGCAAAAGGCGAACAATACCTCGTACTTGACTACACCATTATCCAAGACAATGAAGACAAGCTTGTGGAATGGTGCAGTACAATGAACATCAAGCGGCTCAAAGACCATATGCATTATAGCTTACCAATGAGCCACATTTTAGAAAAATACAAACAAAATGAGCTTAAACCAATCAAGTGCAGATG